TCTGCAGTGGTTTCTGTATTAGGGTCATTAATGTCTGCATCTCTTTCTACTTCGTCTTTATATATTTTACCATTTAATTTATTTTTAATTACAACGTGAGTTGTACAATTTATTTTAGGTAGTTCGTTATCCATTCTCTTGTGACCTGTCTATTAACGCATAACTTATAGCACCTGTTATTTCATTTGCTACGCTAGCTTGCATCTTTATAACATCTCCTGCTTCTAAATTCAAGCTATTTACAATCATATTTACTGTTTCTTGATTGAGTCGTTCATGTCCTATTTGAACATCTGAAGCACCAGATTTTTTTATATATAAATCTGTGTCTACATTTGACGCAGCATCATGAAGAGCTTGTACAGTTTTTACAATAGCAACTGCAGAAGTTGATATAGTTAACACAGTTGTTAAATTAGTGGTATTTAAATTAAATGTTTCGCTTTTGTATTGTATGGTCATGACATAAAATAGTTAAAAGTATCTTGCTCATCTTTCAAGTCTTTTTGATAAGAAAAATTTAATTGAGTTTTTACAGTATCAATTGCTTCAATAATTTGTCTCTGGTTTTCAGAACTATATTCTTCTTTTGGTTCTGGTATGTATGAAGTTATTTTAGCCATTATATTAGTCTATTTTCTACTTGTCTTAATACTTCTTTATCAAAACCAGATAAATCTACACCTGCATTATTTAAGAAATTTTTAGCAATACCATCACCATTGTAATCTGCAAATTCAATATCATTAATAAATATTCTTCTACCAGATGTATCTAATGAATAAACAACTGGAATTCTATCAATTTTAACCGCAAGCGGACTATCTTTAACCATAATGAATTTACCATCTTCTTTAACAAAATGACTACCTGCAACAGTAACACCTTTATAATTATGTATTTCATCTGCTGCTTTAAATTGAAATACACCTGTAACTTCTCCGCCTTTAGTATCATCGCCAAGTTTAATATCTTTAATTTTCTTTTCACTGCCATCAGCCATTTGGATAGGAGTATTTGGATCAAAACACATACCCGCACCCATACCACCTATACCACCACCTGGATCAGCACTACCACCTACTCCTTTATTATGTACTACATAACCATCAGCAATGTATGAATTATCATTTGAAACATTAAAGTTATATAAAGGCATTTTAGGATCATTCATTTCTTTTGATTTAATTTCTTTAATTTGAATTAAACCTTTTTCTGTTACCAATTTATCATCAATTTTTAATTCACCTTCTAATTGGTTATATAATTCAATACCATCTCGTTCTTTTGTTTTTTCTGGTTTAATAGATTTCCAACCTTCTTCAGTCATGAATGGATGTTCTGAAGTAAAGAAGTAATGCTCATTATCATTGAATGAATATAATTTTCTATTTGCTAGTAAAGTAGGATCTAATTTTATAACTTCATTATTACCTTTATGTCCTTTTACTTTATCTCCAACTTTAATATCTTCAATATTTTTAAATGTACCATCTGCCATTGTAACTTTTGTACCTGCTATAAAACAACTTCCATATGCGGCTTCTTCAGCAGTTTGTTTTCCAAAACTAGATCTACCTGATGATTCTTGTCTACTAGCGTAAACATCTTTATAGGCTTGCTGTGCTCTTTTAGCTTGTGCTTCTTCTCTTGCTCGTTGAGCAATTGCTTCGTTGGCCTTAACTCTTGCTGCTTCAGCTGCCGCCGCTTTTTGTCTTTGACGAGCTTGATAACCTAATGATAAAAACGTTGTAATTGGATTAAAATTAGTAAACGCTGCTATTCCAAGTGTAGCTAAATTTTTTTTACCAAAATCCATTACATCACCAAAAGAATCTATACCTAAAGTACTTCCATCTCCAATGGTAGTATCTTCATCTTGATATCCTCCTTCACCTCCACCCATTTGAGGTTGTGGATATAATAACGCTAATTGTTCTGGAGTTAATCCAGTAGTTGTTAAAGATTCTACTTCTTGATTACTAATTGGTTCAGATTGTGCTACGGGTAAAGAAAGTATTCCTGATATATCCGGTAAAGGTTGATTTAAATAATTTACCATACTTTGAGGTAATCCAAATCTAGTATCGTATAAAGCCATTATCTTCTTCCGTCAGGTTGTGCATCGAGTCTTAATGTTCCATAACGCCAAGTTTCACCTACAGCGTCATTTTCTATTTTAATGGATACAAGTCTTCCTCTTGCTCTAGTATCTACTTTATCAGTAGATGATGTAATTGTAAAGGGACCTAAGGGTGAACTAGATGCTGTATCATTTGGATAATTATTTATAAATAGTGTTACTTTTGAATTACCAGTTAATAATTTATAATCAGGTATAAATCGTTTAACAGACATAAAGAATTCACCATCTCCTCTAAAATCAACCATACCAGTTGTTTGACCTGTTAAACCACGTCTAGCTGTAATATCAAAATCTCCTGATCGAATATATGCATCAATAGAAGTTGTACCTGATGAATTGATTTGATCAGTCCCGGTTTCATGAGCATAATACGTTGTTGCTCCATAAGTATTTGTAATACCTTGTATTGGAAAATTAGGTGTAGCAGTTGTTGAGTAATCGGTTGCATAAGGTAAATCAAATATAGCCGCATCTTGGTATGAGGTTCTAGCTAATGAACCGGTTGTCCAAACATTTTCTCCATAGTTATAAGTAACTGATCTGTTAATTTGTGTTTGACCATTTTGTGCATAAAACCATGTTACTTCATTATATAAACTATTATGACCTGCATATATAATTTTATTAGTGTTGTAATTAATTCCTAAATTGTCTCCACCAGTTGTAAATACAAAATCCTCTACCAAACATGGAAGTGATTTAACAGTACCATCAAACGCAAAAAATCCTCCAGCATCACCCATCCAATATACAACACCGTTTGCATAAACAACCGCATGTTGTCCCATCGCTCCACAGTTTACTCCTACTTGTCTAATACTAAATGTAAATGGAGGTCCAACAAACTGAACCGTATAAGCTGCTGTATCTGTTAAAATTAATACATAGTCTTTACCTTGAATGGCTGCTCTAATTTCATTACCTTGGTCTAATCTAAATGTACCTGCGGTATTTGTTGCAGTAGGTAAATAAGTATTTAAATCTTCTTGATTAGAAAATCTTATAAACATTGGATCTTGTGTTGTACTATCTCCAATCGTTGTTTCAGTTCCAAGATGAAATAAATGTCTATCACGATCAGATACAATCGTCATAATAGATGCAGTTGGATTATTTGTTGTTTCGTAATTAGTTGTAGTTGTTGATGCTCTAACCGTTCTTGCATTAGTTACTCCTGCATCCCAAGTAAATGTTTTACCATTATGAATAGTTGCAACTAATACTTCTCCAAAATTATCAAGACTCCAGTTGCCTGGATCCAGGACCACTGCTGCAGTAGATCTTGCTGTACCCCAAGTTGAAGCTCCCCATAAACCTGCACCCCAACCAAAACCTTCTAACTGAAATATTGGACCTATGTTTACGTAAGGATTTATTTCTGTTGATCCTTGTGCGGACATACCAGTACCACCTTCATTGGCTGGCATGGTAATTTCAAAAGCATTAGCAGTTGCATTTAACACTTCAAAAGTATTATTCTGGAATTGAGCAGTTGTAAAATTAGTTTCTCCACCACCAGGTAAAGACACAGAAGTAAAGGTAACATATCGACCATTATTTAAATTGTGAGCAATTTTATTTACTGTTACTGTTGCAGATCCTGTTGTTGAATCAAATGTTGCTCCAGTAATTGCTGTATCTAATGGGGTGATATCGTAAAATTCATTTGAATAATATAAAAACAAACCTTGTGACGTTCCAATTGCCGTATACTTTTCACCGGCTAAAGAGGTAAAAGAATGCTGGGCTCTTGCAACACCAGGTAAAGTTTGATTAGCTAAAGTAAGTTGTGACCAACCACCTATTTTTTCAGGAAATCCATATCTGAATCTAACATTATCTCCATCAATCCATTGTGATTCAGCACCTGAGGCAGTTGCTTGTTTATTAAAGCCTGGTTTAAAATTGAGTTTTTGTAACATATAACCTCATTGTATTACATATTCCTTATCGGTGGAATACCTAATAATGGTCTTTTATCAAACTTGTTTTTCTCAGCAAAAGGACCATTTCTGTGGTTATAATGTAGAAATACTTGTCCACATACTTGACCTTCAAATGGTTCTCGCCAGTGTTCTAGTTCGCATCCACTATATACTAACATATCACCTGGATCAAGTAATACCTTCGTGCCTTCTGGGG